CAGAGACGTTTTGTTTACAGAAAAATGGATTAAATCAAATAAAATAGAAATAAGTAAGTATGGATTATCCGATTCTGCTATGTGGCTTCTTGGACATTGCTATTCAAAGAAGTTAGAAGTTAAGTTTAAAAAGGAAAGACTAAAAGAAGAAAGATGAGAAAAATTTCATTTGATAATTATCTCTTTAGATGCTCGTCCATTGGTAAGTTGATGACGAATCCCAGGAACAAGAAGGACCTACTTTCAGTGGGCACGAGAACTTACTTGGGCGAGATATTTAAAGAGGAGCTGTACGGAAAGTCTGGGACTATACAATCAAAGTACCTGGACAAAGGAATCATGGCTGAGGAGGAAGGTATCGAGATGTATGGTAAGCATATATCAAGAGATGTTGTAAAGAACACAAAGAGGTATAACAACGAGTACATAACTGGAGAGCCTGACCTATTTGCAGACACTTTGGTGGACATTAAATGCTCATGGAATCACAAAACATTTCCTTTGACTGACGAAGATGTTCCTGAGAAAGATTATTATTGGCAGCTTCAAGGGTATATGGCTTTGACAGATTTTGAAGAATCAAAGCTAGTTTATTGTCTTGTTGACACACCCGATGAACTAATCTTTGATGAGATGAAAAGGATTAGGTCTAAGCTTGGGATGATTGACTTACCAGAGGAACTCGAACAAGAGGTTTGGGACTCTCACAAGTTTAAAGATATAAACCCTAGACACAGGATTAAAGAATTTGTGGTTAAAAGAAACCAGAAAGACATAGATGCAATCTATAACCGAGTTGTTCTCTGTAGAGAATATCTCAATCAATTAAATCAATTACTAACTTAAATTTAAATTATGAGTAAACCAGTAAGAAAATGGCGTGCAGCCTTAAACATGGACGAGCAGAAGAATTTAGCAACTGCTAATCCAAAATCTATCAGCAAGTCTGATAAGTATGGAACATCACAGTGGGTTGATGTTGTTGAATGGGAGGATGGTAATATCAGTATTAGCGGATATGATCCAGAGTCCAAGACAAGCTTTAAGATTGGAGCAGGAAAACAACAGGACATGAACCAACAGGGAGGTCAAAGCCCTCAACAAGCTTCAGCAGTGGCTCAGTCTACTGTTGATGATGGATTGCCATTTTAATTTTTTCATCGAAATTGATATTTGTTTTTAGTTAAGTAGCTTGTATAATAGGGGGGACTATTGGCAATCCTGTCCCCCTACAAGCTTAATCAAAACCCATAATTTATGAAATTACAAAGATTTAGAAAAGACACAGAACACTTTAACAGAAAAGAAACTATAATAGAAATATGTAAAAAACACTTCTACCCTGACGATATCTTTGAAAACATGCATAGAAGAAAAAGAGAGCTTGTTTTTAGGCGATTTGTAACCATGTATTTACTTAGGCAGTTTACGAAATTAAGTTTCGCTGAAATAGGTTTTATTTTTGGAAAGGATCATGCCACAGCTCTTCATGGATACAGAACTATTTCTGATTATATGGATATTGATCCTGAAACACAAAGTATAGTTGTTCCTATTAGAAATGAAATAATAAAAGTACTAGATGTTATAGATGAAACAGAGGCTAGTATACACGAGCAACTGATATACTATAAAGAGATGAATAAAAAACTTATTGATAGAGATTTATATAGAAAACAACAGTTGATTCTAGCTAGAAAAGAACTACGCCTTGTTCCAGATAAGTACATCGATAAAATCAAAAAATCTATAGAAACATGCATGAGTCCTTTATAACATTAAGTAGAAAGATATTGTCTTGGGAGTGGTACACAGATTCAAACACAATGAGACTGTTCATTCACTGCCTTATAAAAGCAAATTGGAAAGATAAAGATTGGAGGGGTATTGTTATAAAAAGAGGATCCTTTGTAACCTCACAAGAAGGTATCTCAAATGAACTAGACTTGTCCAGGAAGCAAATCATTACTTCTCTAAAAAAATTAAAAAAAACTGGAGAAATTGTCACAAAAGGGTACAACAAATTTACTCTCGTAACCATTGTAAAATATGATGATTACCAAAAAATGATTAAGCAAGAGGGACAACAAAGGGACAACAAAGGCACAACAAATGGACAACAAAGGGACACAACTAACAATAATAACAATAATAACAATGAAACAAATAATAATTTAATCTATAGAGGCGTTGCCGAAAATTTAGAAGAGGTTATGAAGAACAGGCAGTATGTTGAATTTGTAACCAAGAAGTTTAACATGTCTGAGCAAAAGTTAATGGAGTACTATTTACAGTTCAATGAGCATTTAGAAAATACTCTTGACACAGTTAAGAACATGAAAGACTATGTATCACACTTTTTAAACTGGTACTGCCATAAGTATAAAATAGATAAATCAACAGGAAGACCCAAACTAAGAAGAAAGAACTCTTTATGAAAACAATAGAATGGAATCAGATTGACCTCAAGGGTAAGACTTCTGGGCAAATAAAAACAATATGTCCAGCATGCTCTCCTGAGAGAAGAAACAAAACAGACAGATGCCTTAGTGTAAACATTGCTAAGGGAGTGGCTAAGTGTCATCACTGCGATGCTATATCGATTAAAGAAACAAAGCCTTTAGTACAAGACAAAGTTTTTAATCTTCCAGAGCAGACTTGGTCAAATTACACACAGCTATCAGATAACATGGTTAAGTTCTGTGAGGCTAGGGGAATATATCAGTCAACACTGAAGGAATTAAAAATAACTGAAGAAGAATACTTTCAGCCACAGGCACATAAGAAAATGAACAACATTGTGTTCAATTACTTTGAAGGAGACACATTAGTCAACAAGAAGTTTAGATCAGCAGGAAAGCACTTCACACAAATAGCTCAAGCAAAACCAATCTTTTACAACATAAATGCTGCGATTGGTCAAGAGGAAGTTTTTATTGTAGAAGGAGAGTTTGATGTACTTGCTATGCACCAGTGTGGATATAAGAATACAATCAGCATTCCAAATGGTGCTAACGACAACGATGACTTTTGGATTAACTGTGAGAAGTATCTACAGGACATCAATAAGTTTTTTATTGCTACGGATAATGATGAGAAGGGAGAGGTTGTAGCAGATAAGATTGCTCAAAGGCTAGGTAGGTACAGATGTGTTCGTGTGTTGTTTAAGAATAAAGATGCAAATGGAGACCTACTAAATGGTGGTGCTGATTTAGTTAGAGAATCAATTATGGATGGCAAAAGATATCCTGCATCTGGAACATACACAGTTGATGATCTTGCAGGAGGAATCTATGACCTCTACGAGAATGGTCTACCAGAGACACTATACCCAAAGCATAAGTGTTTCGGAAATTTGAAAGATATATTTTCTGTGATGAGAGGACATCTTGTTGTTTCAACAGGTATACCATCACATGGTAAATCAAACTTTACTGAATGGTATGTGATGAATCTAATGAGGGACTACAACCTTAAGGCTTCATTCTTTTCTCCTGAGCACAGCCCAATGGCTTTACATCAAACTCAGTTTATGGAGAAGTTTTACGGAAAGAACTTCTTTAACGAGAACTTTGACAGAAAGAGAATCACAAAAGAAGAGATAAAAAGATACATTGATTGGGCAAATGAAAGGCTATACATAACCGCTCCTGATAACGGAGAGTTTCCAACATGGAGCTGGCTACTTGAAAAGTTCAAAGAGCAAATGTTTATCTATGGGGTGGATATATTTGTTATCGATGCTTTCAATAAGCTTGAGTATGATAAGTCAAATGACTCAGAGTTGAGTAAAATTAAAAGCGTATTGACTAAGCTGACAATGTTTGCTCAAATGAACAACGTAATTATATTCCTTGTGGTTCATCCAAGAAAGATGATTAAGAAAGATAATGGAGACTACGAACTACCAACCCTTTATGACTGTTCAGGTTCAGCTGATTTTAGAAACCAAACCCACGATGGTTTTTCTATATACAGGCATTTTAATTATGATGATAATGAAGGGGTTGATAAGAATGACGTAGACTTTGTTGTTCAAAAAATCAAGATGAAGTTTCAGGGAGAGATGAATGGAACTGAGAGGTTTAGATTTGATCCTGCCTCTGGAAGGTACTACAGTAAAAATCAAAGTCCACCAACATTTGTGTTTGATAGAGATGAATCAGATGGGTTACCAGAGATGTCAATCAGTAAGGCTTTTGATGTAGAAAATAATGAACTACCATTCTGATGGGAAGACCAAAGAAACAACCAACATCTAACTTCATAGCGAAGTACATTCACCAGAACGCAATGGCGTTTTGTATAGAGAATGGCGTTAAAGTATATCCTGTTTTGCTTAAGAATAAAGAATATAAGTTAAACATAGAAATTAATCAAAACGGTTTAATAAAAAACATAGAATCTCCTGTCCAGTACAGTAAACACGAGCTAACAGAGAAGATTTATGAGATTTATTTGTACTACTTTAAGAAAATGGCAGATGAGGATATCGTAAGAAAATCAAGAAAAAAGTATATAAGTTTCAATAATAATTAATAATTTTGTGTAAATGAGAACTTTAAGTTTGTATAATAGAGAATATAATAAAATTAAACAAGACAGATTCAACATCCATAACTTAGATGTGAATGCGTTCTGTGAAAGAGTAACAGGGTTCAAGACTAAAAGTGATAAAGAGAAGATGGATGCCCTGTTAGAATTAGACACTATGCTTTACACTCAGCTTGGAAAAGATTCTAGTTCCAAAGACAAACGAGAAACAAAGAAAAAGTCCAGAATAATTTATAGGGCTATAAAAACCTTTAACAAAGAGATTGGAGACCAACTTCTCCAGCATATGGATCCAGATGTATGACGCATAGAGTTCGGTTCATAGAGAGGCTTAGAGACAATCTACATACTTCAGTAGACAGAATCATCGACTCCCTATACAAACCGAATTTCGATAAAACAAAGACTTTTATAGCAGAGACGAGGGTAGATCTGGAAAAACTTCAAAACCAAATTAAAGAAGATGACTGATCAAAACGAAAAAATAAAATCCCTAGCAGAAAAGTATTTTAAAGATGGACACAGAAGTCCAACTGAAATAGCAAGGTACATACATGAAGATTTAGAAATAAGTCCAGAAGAGAGAACAATAGAGTCTACCAGGAGGTATGTATCTCATCAAATACAGAGAATCACAAGGTCTCAAGAACAACCAGCTCTTGCTAGTGCTTGTGAGGAAAGAGGTATTGACATTAGCAGTGTAGGTATAGCGTGGTCAAAGGACAAGAAGTGGTCAATACAGTTTAAACCAAACAAAGACAGCGGTCCTACTTTTGAACAAATGCTCGAAGACCACATAGATGCTGTTAAAAATCACACGTTTAGCTATGAAGAGATTAAGCGAACAAACCATCCTGATGGCTGTTTACTTGTTATTGATCCTGCTGATGTGCATATTGGGAAGTTAGCCTCTTCGTTTGAGACAGGGGAAGAATACAATTCACAGATAGCTGTTAAGAGAGTCAAAGAAGGGGTTGAAGGAATATTGCAAAAAGCATCAGGATTTAATATAGACAAA